CTCAGCAGTCATGGTTCGAATGGAATGGGGAACCCGCAATTTCATGTTAACGGGTGTCCTTTGTAACCAAATGTCCGGCTGTTTCGCCCGACGGACAAGGCTGTTCTCAGATTTGGGTTCGAAGCCTTGATCATCCACTTGGGGAGCAGACATCTCACTAACAGAGTCGGAGGAATCCATCACAATTATAGGATCGTTTTGAGCCCCGAGATCTTCGGGACTTGGATTCTGCTCGTTCGACTTGTAGGACTTCCTGGTCATTATTCCGGCAGTGACCAACCCAAACACGCCCAATGCGACAGCCAAATCGGCATACGAAGTGTCCCAATATTGGGTAATACCCTTGACCTGTGTATCAGGGAATAGGCGTTTAGCAACTTTCAGGGACAGAGTCTCCACTGAGAATGTCATGACGACCATTATCGAGCTGAAGACAATGCAAGGTACGATTCCGACCCATATGAATGCGGCTCCAACACAAAAGGTGGTGTAGAGATTGAAAACCGAGGAGAGAATGCCAGCAATCCCTTTACCCGACACCCTCTGGGCGATGGTTGTCGAGGCACAAGGCATGTAAACCGTTTTCTCTCCCGCGGGAGGCCAGATTGCTGCCTTGAGGGCTTGGGGGACGGTTCTCCTTGTGGCGAGATCCGTCTCGTTCAGGATGGGTGGGATGTCACTTCCGGGAATCTCTTCCAGTTGTGGAATCACAGGTTCTTGGAAGTCGGTTTGATCCACGGGGATGTCCTTTCTGCGACGTGTGACTAGGTCCTCCTTCCCAGGCTTGGGTAATGACATCCTTGCGATTCCGTGAGCCATTTCGTTAAAGGCCTTGCCCCACCAACCTGATTTGGAGCGAGGGGGGTCTTCAATTACGGCAGGACAGAATTCGTCACCGCGCCAACGGCATAGACAGGTGAGATGGGGATTAGCACATCGTAAGCACAATGTCTGAGACCGACCATCGTTGAGGCCGGAATTAAACTTGCGAGAAGAAGCCAGCCGTTTGCGA